ACGCTTGGCTGACCAACGCCGTAAATCTCCCTTCGTCTTGAATGCCTCCGTGATATCGAAGTGCTCAAGGAATTTGAGGAAGTCAATAAACCCAGATGAGCGCTGCATTCTTCTCCCAATCTGAATCTACATGGATGAACCCCTCGCCGATGCCGATGCGGTCAAAGCCTACTTCCAGCAGCGCCGTCACAATTAGAAACCTGTCGCGCGATGTCCTGCACGCAATGTCAGCTGCACAGCCCTTCATATGAGCACTGTCCTGCTTGCCTCCTACGTGGTGGTTCCAAGATTCAGTCCTGTAGCCCGAAGTGATAACAAAAGGAATCCCTGCCACGCTACGAGCGTCGTCAAGCATTTCGAGGAAGTCCTGATCCATGAGGTTGCCTGTGCCTGGATCGTCAGGTGAGTCAAATTCACTGTAGTTGAACCATCTCATGAGTCCTGGCGCTCCTTCCTTGCTTTCAAAGCACGTTCGACGTTCCACCACACCAGCGTCGCTCCCGTTATTATCGCGATCGCGTCGTTGATGTATCCAACCATGACGCTGCCCACATACGTCACATTCAACAAATTCTGTATATGGCATTTGAGTTGTGTCATTACTTATCTGCTTCAATCCATCCGTTAGCAATCATAAATGCCTCGTCTCGCACCGTCACGGTGTCGGGGAGAATGAGACCAAAAGGAAAGGCCCTGCTCTGATGGATGACGCTCGACAACGTGAAACGCTCCTCAATCGTGAGTTCAGGAAAAACGGCAATAAGCTTCTCTAGCGTACAGCTCGGATGTACCTCGATGACATGGGAAGTATTTACAATCAACGCTGCGTCGTTTCTTCGGTCGGGGTGCGTGATGTATTCAAATAGCTTGTAATCTGCTTCGTGTTCAGCTTGGACAAAGACTGGCCGCGTGATGTTGTACAGCTCACGCGAAATAATTTCGGCACGCTGCAGGCTTGTCAAAAGTCCCTCCTGATTTACAAGTATCCACTCCATTAGTAGCTGCTGTAGTAGTCGTTCATGTCGTCGCTGATGTCGGATGCGGTATGGAGGTGAGAGGCCGAGCTCCATACAATCACCTCCTGCGTATATCCTTGGTGTGGGTTGATAGCGCTGTCGCCACGAGCCCCAACACGAAACGACGTAGTAGCGTTGCCTGGCGTCGCATTGACGGACGTACCCGTCTGCTTCACTCCTTCAAACCAAGCTTCGTTTTTGTTCTGCTCCGTATGTCCTACGACAATGTATTGAGCTCCTGACGTAATAGCTGACCCGTTGTCTACCGTGCTCAACGTGCCATTGCTGTAGCGGTGCATATAACGCAGATAGTCCGTATCACCTCGCAGCTGTATCTCAAAAATTTGATTAGATAACGATGAAGCCCATTGGCTCACAATGATATTGTTTGCAGCAAGGTTATCGGCGCTGCCAACCCAAGCGACTACAAGCTCATTCACTCCGCTGTTTGCGTCAAAGGCTGAGGCAGCAGGCAGGTTATCGGTTGAGCCGTCAAAATAGATAGCAGGCTTGCCGTTCAGTGTATCAATTAGACCGCTTGAGGCAATGCGCGGCTGCGCGCTTGTGCTTGATTGAATCAGGTGATTGCCATTGCCTGTCTGATCGTACCACTGCGTGACAAAGGCAGAGCTCGAACCTATAAAACTAGACAGCGCAGTAGTATTGAAGTCCCCATTTGCGTCAAAGCCTATGCTCGAAGTCTGATTGTCGGAGCTACGACGTACGACGACAGCCGCACCCACGTAGTCCTCACGCAATTTGCGTAGGCTGTAGGCAGCTGTCGCCCCGCTGTAGGCGTCAAGTATGTAGCTTGTCACAGCAATCTCGTTGTAGGAGATGACAAACGTATAACTCCCGTGATCGCCAATCTTGTTGACGTACTCCTGGCACAGCTCTATGCAATCCTTTAAGCTGTCGCCTTGTGCTGGCTGCAAAGCTGCTGGCGTTTGCCAAGGACTGTCGGTTGATTGCTGCAAGCCTTTGGTGATGACGTAGATGCTGCGCTGGATAGCATAACCAGCTGTAGGTATCTCACCCCTGAAGTCAAACCAACGGCCTTGTCCATCGTTGGCAATGGTCCAGTAGCATTCCAAGCGTTCACCAGCTGTGCCAAAGACGCTACTCCAGTTCTGCTGGCCATACGCACGAGCACGTCCGTTGTAGTTATTCATCACCGTCTGAATGATGTCGTCGCCTTTGATGTTGCCGAACGTGTTGTTTGGTACGTTGCCTGGATCGTTGGCTGTCACATCCTTGCTTGGCTTGTCGTTGTCTTGCGCCAAGGTGATGGCGGTGATGCTGCGTCCCGTGCGTATCAACGTCACGTCGTACTCCTGTGAGTTGGCTACAAAGCGCAAGCTGCTGACGTTGTAATCGTAGCCGTCAGGTACTGACGTGACGATGGTGTGCAATGTAAGAAACTCGTCGGAGCGCGTACATACAAGCGTGCCGCGCTGGATGACTTTCCCTCGCTTGTAGAAGCCCATGCGCTCATTGACTGCGAGCTTGTTGATGCTCAAACCTGACGTTGAGCTCATGCGTGAAATCCAGTCGTCGCAATCCTCGTATGTACCACCAATCACAGCAGTTCTGATGATACCATACTGCTCACTTGCAATGCGGTCACCGACGATTGTTTGCCCAAGATCTACGTTGTAACGTCCTGCAGCGGTCGCTTTGATGTCGACAGTACCTAGAACCTGCTCCTGTGTGCCGCTGGTGTATTCTACTTTGATGTTGCGAACTTGGTAGTCGGCGTAGTTGGTGTCGAGGAAGTCGCTGTTTGTCGTGCCGTCCGCATTGATACCTGTCGCTGTAATTGATAGTTCAAGCGATTGTTCTACGGTAGGAAGCTCTGGAGTTACAAAGGTGAACTGCTTGTTGAGGTAGTAGCCATCTTGCAGCGTCTGCCCTGTGCCGTTCTCCCTGTCAATGATGAAAGGCAGCACGAGGTTATAGGTATTGGTTGATACATTCGTCCACTCAATAGGGCCGTATGCGTCGGCGCCTAGTTCCAGGCTGTTGGCAAAATCGTTGTCGTACTGGTCACCGCTGACGTGAATATACGTCGTCGTGCCCATGCTGTACGGCCTGTAGATATACTGGTTAGAGGTTGTAATCTCGCTGTCGCCAAGCTGCAGCTTGATGGAAAGCTTAATCCGTCCGTAACGGTTGTTGTCCGTCGTTCCCGCTGAGATGCCTGTGAAGCGGTAGAGGAAGTTACCACTAACGCGGAAACGCTTGCCATCGAGGTACGAAGAATCCTCGTCCTCAATCGTAGTGCCGAGCGTGTAATTGGTGCGCTGTAGAATAGGCTTGTCGCCTTGGTAGTTGCGCTCAATTTTTATCTCACCGTGAGGAGGCAACGCAGTCTGTACCCATCCGCGTTTTTGGAAAAATACACTTGTAGAGCCTCCGTAATTTTTGGTTTGCTTAATATCTACAGCCGCGCCCGTCGTTGTTGCAACGGTGGAGTATGACCCCCCAAGGAAGTCGGAGCCGCTTTGCAAGGCTCCCAACGGGATGATATGAAAGTGGCCTTTGTATTGATAGAGTCTGCAGTTCATAGACTTGCAGAAAGACTCCAGCACAAAACGGCAATCAAAAAACTGTGTATTGCCGTCGTTGTCCTTGTTGAGAAAGGTCTCGTCCGCAACTTTTAGATATGCAACGTAGCCTATATAGACGGAATAGGGAAAAATGCTGAGCGACCCATTGCTTGCCTTGAAGTCGTCGACGAACGTAGTAAACTTGTCGGCCGCACCATAAAGCTCCAAGTATGGAACCTGTTTGAGGCATTGATTGATGTGCGCGAGTATAGTATCATTGACCGTCGCCGTCACGTCGTACTTGACGTTGGACAAAGCAGCCAGGCCATCAACGGCACGGATGACAACTTGCTCGTAGGGTGTGATGTCCTCGACAGTGATAGCTTCGGGCAAGATGTAGCCACGCCACCAAAGGACGTTAGTACTGTCCTGATCCTTGTGTATCTCGACAGCAAATAACCCATCCTCGCCGTTGAGGATGTCGGTATACATAGCGCTAAAGTGACCGCGGTCTGACGGATCAAACATCATTGTGAACTCGACAGTGCTTGGTACTACAGCCGTCAAGATGTTGTACTCGTCAGGGTTCTCATACGTCAGGACGAAGCCTTCGGGCCCCACGTTGAAGGTGTAGGGCTGGTCCTCGCGGTCGGTCAGTTTGCGGATGGTGATCTGCCAGTCAAACCCGTTGACGTCACTAAACTCAGACTTCGCGTAGATATGGTTGGCCATCAGACGTATCGGTTGCGGTCACGGGTTGCACGGTCGTTTGAAAGGACGATGTCGTTGCCGCTGATGCGCCCAAATACCTCGACCTGATTGCCTCCCAACATGTCTCTCAATTTACTCAATGGCGCGATAACTTCAGGGTCAATACCTGCGTTTCTGTTATCCCCGACAAGCGCCGTCGTAGGTCCGTAGGCAAGGCCGCCCTCACGTAAGGCAGGCATACCTGCGTCAGCTGAAATCTTCTGCATGCGTGCCTTCAGCCCTGCTCCAAGGGCAATCAGCGCAATACCTGCAGCGATGGCTGCCACGCCGTTGAGACTTTTTAAACTTGCCTTAATTGCCTCAATAGCTACACCATGAGCGATAGCGTACTCACCTAGCTCCTGAGCAAGGTTGGCCAAAACATTACCTAGCATCATGCCGACACCTTCCAGGGGGCGACCCAGTGCAATGCTAGCTCCTACCATCTGCGCCACGCCCATAAGCATGGATTCAACAGCGCTCTCAATGGCCTGATTGATTGAGTATGCGAAATCTTGAGCCGCCCGCCTTGCGCGCTCAAACTCCTTGACAACTTTGTCAGCATTAAAGGTGAAGTCAAGATCATCTACCTCATCAACTGCCTCAGAGAATTCTTCGAGCTCAATCTTGGCCTCCTTGGTTTTCTTGCGCGTGTCTTTCAGTATTTCCTCCAAGGTTGTCATGGAGCCTACCAATAAAGTAACGGATCTAAACGTCCTGCGCGTCTCTGCATTCAAACCTGCCAACTCCTCCTCCATTGCCACCAAATCCCCTTCCGCATCGCGAAGTGTAACGCGAAGGCGAATCAAATCAGCAACCGCTCGTCTATAAGCTAGACTCCCGTCATCTCCAGCTTCTACTTCGCGTTGCTTGACTGTGATGAATGATTTGGTCAATTCAATCAACTGCTTCTGCTCGTCAATCAATCGCTGCAGCTCAATCTTGCGAGCCGTACCCGAAACGCCAGCGAGCGCATCGCGCCAGTTGTACGTTTCTTGCGTTGCTTCTCGTGCGTCCACCGTGTAGCCTACGACAGCTGCAACAAGGCCTGCGATTGCCGCCGTAACAAGCAGTATGGGATTTGCAACCATCGCTACGTTAAAGGCAAGGACGGCTGTACGCAGAGCTACAAAGCCTGTGATGACTTTTGGAATGATGATAAGCAAGGGGCCAAGGGTAGCCACAAACGCGGCAACGATAGCAACGACGCGCTTCGTTTCAGGTGATAGCTTAGTGAAAGACTTACTTAACGCGATGACTTTCTCCAATACCTGATTGACTGCAGGCAAGAACAACTCCCCAAATGATGCAGCTGCAAGCTTCACATTGTCTAACGTCGTGCTAAACAGTCCTGCAGTCGTTTGGCTCAAGCGCTCCATGGCGCCAGCAGCAAAGCCGCCCTCCTCTGCAAATGACTTAAGGACTGTGTTGAATTGCTCAACGCTAACAGCTCCCGCACCTAACGCGTCGGCAGGCAATCCAGTTGCGTCGGCCAAGGCTTTGAAGATGGGAATGCCGCGTTCTGCAAGTTGGTTGAGGTTTTCCAACTCCACCTTGCCCTTGGCGTTGACCTTGGCAAAGATGGCCGCGATCTCGTCAATGGTTGTGCCACTGGTGGCCGCGATGTCGCCAAGGAATTGCAGTTGCTCGTTGACCTGGCTAATCTCTGTACCCGATGCAATAAGCTGACGAGCCGCTGTAGCTACTGCTTCAATTTGAAAGGGCGTGTTAGCTGTGAACTCGTTGAGCTGATTCATCATATCAGCCGCGCCGCGTGCGCTTCCCGTCAAGCTTACAAACGACGTCTCCAGCGCTTCAAGGTCTGCCGCGCTCTTGACTGCTGCAGCTCCAAACGCCGCCAATGGCAACGTGATAGAACGCGACAAGCTTTCACCCAAACGTGAAAGATTGCCAGTCATGCTGCGGATGTTGCGCTGGACCTTGCCAAGCGACTTGTTGAGGTCGCGTGTGTCTGCTCCTATCCTGACTACGAGATCGCCTAGTTTAGCCATTCTGCTTTACTGCTAACGCCTTGAGCTGGGCAAACCCGTCTCGCGGCTTATTCTTTGTTGATTCTTCCCAAGGAAAGACAGCCAAGTCTTTTGCTTTGATGCTTGACCCTTTCTTCGTGTGTACATTAAGCAACAACGCGGTCTGCCATCGCACGCGTTCCCAGTTGCTCCTGTCGAGAAGCTCCTCGGATTTGTAACGACCGCGAACCGCGTTGCTAAACTCCCTGAAGGTAAAGTCGTAGAGGGTTGATGGGGTCAGGCCCAGTAGACCCAACCCCAACTCCTCTATTTCATCCCATTCAAGTGGCTTTTCGTCTCGGTTTCCTGCTCCGTTTTTTTTTGTGGAGCCATAGAATCCTCAATGACTTGCATCACGGCTGGCAGATCACCGACATCAATCAACCCTAGAAAATCGTCAACAGCCATCTCAAACTTCATCCCTTGCTTACGGCATCCCTCCTCAACGAAGTAGTACAACAGTTCGGGCATCATGGTAACGTCCTCGCTGTCGATGCCTGCAACCTTGTTGCCTGTAGCTCGTTCAAAGTTTCTCCAGGCACGCATATTGGCGCGCACAGGGAAGGTCTGATTATCTAGGGTGATATTCATGTTTTATGCTGGATGTGCTGCGTAGGTGATGGAGCTGACGCACTCCAAGGTGCAAGTATAAGACGTGTTGTCCTCGGTACCTGCGCTCAACTCCAAAGAGGTGATGTAAGCGTCAAAGCTGATTTCCATGTCACCAGCAATCTCTGTGTCATTGGCCCAATCGTAGGACGTAATCTTGACATTTTGCAGAGTGCCAGTAAGGAAGTCGGCCATCAGTTCGTCAAAGCCGTTAGTAGCTTCGTTTGCGTAGTACGCCGTGAAGTTGACGCTCAAAGACTTCAAGCCTGGAAGGATAGCGCGGTAGCCTCCGTTGTTCTTGGTCGTGGTGTCACGCGTGTCGGTAGAAATAGATACGCTCAAATCAGTCACGTGGTCTGCTACGACGGGAGTGCCGCCGTCAGAGTCAAACATGACTGTGTACTGTGAGCCGTTGATGATGCCAGAGGTAGCCATTGTTATTCGTTGTTAGGGGTTTTTTTGCGGTCTGAAATGATGAGGTTGATGAGTACGTCAATGTACCCAAATACCTTGTTGTCTTGTTCAGTTGGGGTAAGGTTCACAATAACCTTAACCAATGCGAGCATAGCCAAGACGAGCTCTGCCCAGTTTTCGGAGATAAATACGAGTGGTTCCATTATCGTTTGATTCTGATTGTATAGTCTTGAATTGATACGTACGTACCACGGTCCGCACTTACCTCGGTCACTTCATTGGTATAGTGGATAGACTGCACTACAACCGCTCCTTGTGCCACGCTTACGCTGGCGCTCTTGCGATCTAGTGCAGCACGTACTTTGTCGGCCAAGTCGTTGGCGTTGCCGTAGCTGTTGGCCACGCTAAAAATCTCAACTTGTGCCTCGTCGATAGGCGTGCCGTCCTTGGCGTCGCTGGGCGTATTGCTCACTACGCTGTACACGAGGTAGGGCATAGCTGTACCTTCAGGTGCGAGTTCTGGATATACCTTGCTCCCTACCAAAGTGCTGACAGCACTGTCGCCTGTGAGAAGGCTGTTGAGTGCGAGTCCTACCTTCATGCCCGTAGCAATGTGTTAATGTAACGTGAGAACTCCTTACGGAGCAGGCGATCGCGCAAAGCAATAGAGCGCTGTTGCGTTGCCGCCTTGCCCCTCATAAATACGCCTGTATTGACGGTGCGCTTTTTGATACCAAAGCTATCGCCTCCCTCTACGATGTGGGCAAACCATCCGTCGCCGTTCTTGGCAATACCTCGCTTGCGTCGTCCGATGTTGTTTGTCAACGGACCAGCAAGAATGCGAGTGTTTGGGGGAGCTGGTTGGTACATGCCAAGCGACTTGCGTAGCGTGCCCTTCTCTACGAGGATGCTTTGCCGGTCCTTGAATTGCACAAGAATATCTCGGTGGAAGTCCTTGATGTTGGCGTTGAGGTAGTTCAAGTAAATCTTGGCCACGCGCCTATTGATGCTCAAGAGTTGGTTCTCGGCTTCAACAGACCAACGCGCTAACGCCTCAAGCCGTCGGTATATTTTGTCAGCTCCCGTAACTGTTGCCGTACTACGCTCCTTGTTCAGCAGGTTGTACTGCGAACGCTGGGCGTCGTAGGCTCGTCGCTTTGCCTGTGTACTCCAAGCCATTACTCCGAGATAACGCGTTCAGAGATGAAGTGAAGCTCGGCTTTACGCCCAACCTCCTGCACTGCAAGGATGTTGTAGACCTCGCTGCCGTAGCGGATGGTATACTTGGGCGTGACAAGACGAGTAGTAGACGAGCTGCGCACACGCCAGGTTACTACGTTGCGCGTTGTCTCCTGCTCTTGGATCACGTTGCTGTTGGCCGACTTGTTGTCGAGCGCCGCCCAAACCGTGGCGACATCTACCCCGCTACCCGTAGGAGCGCCGTAGGAGTCGACAGCAGTAGACGGAGCCACCAGCGTAATTCTTCTATCCAAGTACCCGATGTTCA